CGGTGGTGAGCGGATATGTAGACCCACGGCTGGATAGTATGACTGTGTATCCGAAGACGGTTTATCAGACGGTGACAAATGACATCTACCATCCGGTTCCCATCAAGCCGAAGAAGAAGCGTTGGGGATTAGGGTTGCAGGCTGGGTATGGTTATCCTGGCGGCATGTACGTAGGCGCAGGAATAAGTTATAATCTATTTGTATGGTAAGAAAGAAATTAACGATGTAGAAGTTGGCTTGTAGCTGACACTCTTTTGGGGCTTAGAGTATAAAGAAAGCCCCCAACGTTCAAATAATTATTGCCACATAAAAATTTGAAAAAAGCATAAGACACCGCACGTTGGAGGCTTTAATATCTTCAACACGGTATCTTATGCTTTGTTCGTATATAATCAAATATTTTATGTGGCAGGGCAAAGATAAATATAAAATTCAGAAAAACCATGTGTAAGTCAGAAATCTTTGCCGAAACAATTAATCTCGTGGCGCAGGAGACCGAAATACCCGCCAGCCGAATACTATCTTCGGATAAGGATACGGAAACCGTAGACGCCCGCTATTTGCTTGTACAGTTACTTGTCGAAAGGGGAATGTATCCTTCGCAGATAGCTCCTAAAATCCACAAAACCAAACGCGCGATAAACTACATGATTTCCAATTTCCAGGAACGTATGGAAGGCGGGAAAATGTTGAGAATATATTGGGAAAACATTAGGAAAGCGTTGGGAAACAACTGATTTCATGGCAGTATCGGTATTTATACTTTTGTGATGCGGTTGATTTTGACCGTAATACAAAATATAAATCTCTATGGAAAGAACGTATGTCTTCAACCAAGACGGGAACAACGGAAATGGTGGCGGAAGCAAATTCGACATCATGGCTATGTTGCCCAACTTGATGGGAAGCAAGGGTGTAGACCCCGGACTTCTCGCTTTACTGAACCAGGGACGTGGCAACCAAGACCAATGGGGCGGCTCGTGGTGGTTCATCTGGATTATCCTTTTGTGGTTCTGTTGGGGCGGCAACGGCTTCGGCAACCGCTTTGGCAATGGTGGCGGTCTGCCTGCCGAGCTTAACGGTGATGTCGGTCGTGAATACCTGATGTCAGCCATTCAGGGCAATGGCAATGCCATCAACCAGCTTGCTTCTTCTTTGAACTGCTCTACCCAACAGTTACAGAGCGCCCTGTGCAACATCCAGGGACTTATCGCCAATGTTGGCAATCAGGTGGGCATGTCAAGCCAGCAAATCATCAACGCATTCCAGTCCGGAAATCAGGCTGTTCTTACTCAGATTGCAGACTGCTGCTGCAAAAATCAGGCAGCAATTGAGCGTCAAGGGTATGAAAGCCGCTTAGCAAGCTGCGAAAACATGAATACGCTTACGCGTGCAATGGAGGGTAATACGCGTTCTTTAGCGGACGCTTACCGTGAAGGCTTCCAAGCACTTGTAGCAAAAATGGATGCGGCAGAGGCGCGTCGTCAGCAAGAAGCGTTGGCTGCTAAAGACGCTGAAATCTCTACTTTGAAAGGTGAAATTTCACAGCGTAATCAGAATGCAACTATTCTTGGAAACGTAACGCAACAAATTGCTCCAATAGTAGCAAGTCTACAAACATTGCAGGGAGAGGTGGATAAAATCCGCTGTTCAATGCCGCCTACAGTAGCAGTGCCATACCCGCAATTGCAAGCCATCAACACAGATTGTTTCCGTGCTGCGGCTTTCGGTGCTTACGCCGGTGATGCAATGTATGGACGTGGCGGTTGTGGTTGTAACAACTACTGGGGTTAATTCCGGTAAGAAAGGGGGTAATTATGTGGCCTAACTTTTTTACAGGATTTCCTTTCTTGTTCCCTACTATTGGAAGGGCTAATTTCAATACCCTTCCTACGGTAGCCGTAACGGTCGGCACGGAGAACGTGACTTTGGAGCTTCCTAACCATGCGTTCCGTAACAGAAGCTATGTAGGCGGTTTCTATGTCAGTCTCCGCCAGGCGATACCAGCCGGCACGACTGCTACACTCCCGATACTGATAGGGACTAACGGGGATACAAGACCGTTGCTGGCTTACAACAATGAGCCGGTGACTGTCGGCAACCTTGCCGGAACGGGTATCTACGAAATTCACTATAACAAGTACACCAACGAACTGTTCCTTGTTAACGGTGGGTATCGTCCGACAACCGCATCGACACCGACTCCGACAGCAGAAGCAACCGCTCAAAAGAGCAAGTAGTTAACATGGGGCTTTGTGGTTGTTTCCAAAATGGAAATAGCCACTCCCCTTTAAAATCAAACCAATATGTTTCAATCACTTCGTACCAATAACCAGTTGTATATACTTCATAAGGATGCTAACCCGTTTATCGAATACGGTCCGGTAGTCAGCGTTTCCGCTCCCAAGCCGAAATATCCTATGGCACCCCCTATGGGACAGTTGCCCCAAATGGAAATGGTTGTGGACGTCGTTGTCTGTATCAACGGGCAGAACACGACTTTCCAAAATCTACCTGCCGGCATGGATATAGCCGACTTCGGACAGAACGGTAATATCGTAGTGTCATGCTCTCGTGATGCGATGAACAACGAGGTCGCTTCTATGAAACAGAAAAGCATAGACATTATCAATAGCATGGACTTCCACAATTCCGTCATTGCGGGATGTGACAAGATGCTGACGCTCTTGAACCCTGAATTTGCAGAGAAACAACGTCAGGAACAGGAAATATCATCTCTGAAAGGGCAAATGGCGGAAATGAGCAAGAACATGTCCGACCTTATGGATTTGAACAAACGGCTTATGGAACAGCTCGGAGTTGCTGAAACATCTAAAACAAAGAAATAATATGGGAATGTGGGAAATATTGGAAGAAGGACGCGGAGAATATGACCGTGACTTCGGTATGAGAGGCGGTAATCCTATGGAAGAAGCCTATAGAGAGGGTTGCCGTTATGGTTACGAGAAAGCCATGCGTGAAATGCAGGGCGGTGAAATGGGCTATCGTAACAGCGGTGGTTCACGCGGTGGAAGCTATAGCGGCGGCTCAGATATGGGCGAACGCCGTATGCCGGGTTACTTCCCGGAATATCCGGTTTACAGCGAACGCCGCGGTTCACAGCCTTACGGTGATGATATGGGCGAACGCAGACGCAGACGCGCCAACGGAGAGTTCATGTAATGGAGAGGGGATTATTCCCCTCTTTTGCCAATCACTTAAAATCAGGAAAATATGAAACAAAGATTAGATACATACGACAGAATACCGCCTGCAATGGCTGACTATCTCAGCCAGTACGGATGGCATTTCAGCAAGAAGATGTGCCTATGGGCTGTTTCCCGCATGAAGATGGAAAACAAATCTACGGGCAAGGAGGAAAAACTTGAACCAATCAGCAAAGAGCAGGTAGAGGAGCTTCTGAAAAAGTACAGTGTAAACTTGGAGAAGAACGCAGGATACGACAGCGTTTACGTGGCAAACATGGCGAAGTCGGATTACTACAAAAGCTCTATCACTGACGAAGCACATCTCGCATTGTTCATTAAGGATTACATAGATGATGTGGACACTTACAATGGAATGCCTTTCACTCGGTTCTATGCCGACTGCATAGGCTCCGGCAATCCTATCATGTGGGAACAGATGATGTAGCCTATGATAATACAGGAATTTTACATACCGGATTATGATTGGAAAGTAAGGGTATATTATGCGGTGGACTGCTATTATGCCGACCGCATCATCGCCGACCTTCAGCGGGTAGGATGCAGGGGGCTGGATTTGACGAATGCCTATAAGAACATGCGCTCCTGCAATCTGAATACGGGTATCACTTACTCTAATATCCGAAATAGGCAAACCGTAATGGTTATAGCCCTTACTTCTTCCCCGGCAGAGTTTCAAAACTCTTTCGACCATGAAAAGGGGCATCTATGTCGGCATATCTCACGGGCGTTCGGCATCGACCCGTATGGAGAAGAGGCGCAGTACCTTAGCGGATATGTGGGACAGAAGATGTTCCCGGTAGCGAAGAAATTTTTGTGTGAACATTGCAGACGTAGCTTATGTGGAAAATAGTACAAGCCATTTTATCAGGCAAATCACGGGAAGAAGTATATAACATGCTTTCTCCCGAACAGAAAGAGACGCTGAACAGCCTTGCCATAGCAAATGGTATAAACCGCCAACAACGTAGAAAACTTGAACGTGATGCGAAAAAGGGATTACATAGATGAACTGCTTGAATTGGCGGACAATGTCCTTTACATGGACTATTGCCGCCTTTTCCGGGTTATCCAATGGAACGTTTAGAACGCTTTGAACGGGTTCTCCATTGGGTTATACCGCTTGCCGTTTTGGTGAGGGTATTAGCTTGGTGTCTCTAATTCTTTTACATCCTCTAAAGCCTTATATAGCACATATAGTGTACCCATGTGACATTTGAACAAGTCGGTAGCGCCTTCCTCTACGTATTGTGCGTAATCAAACACCAGTTCGATAAGTTCCCCTCTAAGTTCTTCGGGTGTTATGCTATGTTTGAATAATTCGTCTATTGCGCTAAGGTCGTATTGCTTCTTAGCAGGTATTGTATTTCTTTCCATGATGAATATTTGTTTAGTCTTTTAGTAAAAGCCCGCCCGGAATAGGTACGGGCAGGGCTTGGCGATAGGGTTAGGCTGCTTTAGATTCTCTCACCATATTGGATATGATGTTGTATATCTTATCAAGGAAATGATTTCTCTCCGCTATTTCAAGTTTGGATTCGTCTCGTCTTGCTTTCTTGTAGTTCCGTATGGAGATATGGTATAGGTAATACAGCTGGTCATAAATCTTGTGCCATACGTCTTGCTGCCTTATATTCATGGCGGATGCGTATTTGTTTACCAGCTGCCGGATGTTGTCACGCATAGACAGCTGCGGCAATTCTTCCGAAGACATAGCCACTGACAATAAGAATTTCCCGTTTTCTTCCCGTTCTTTCTTTATTTCCGCAATCTCATTCTCTATATTCTCTATCCGTTTCTCGTATTCGAGGTTTATGTTCGCTTGCATTGCAAACATCTGTGCGGAAGAAAGATGCCGTTTCAATGCGTTTTCCATAGAGTTGAATGCTGCGATGTATTCCAATTTAAATTTTAGGGCTTTCTTACCAGTGAATCCCATCGCCAAAAGAGTGAACCCGTCTCGGTTCATTATAAATCGTCTTGCGGATTTCACCCCTCCATTGGGCTGTGGAACATCTTCTGTATATTCCACGAACATGTCCCGAACTTTTGCGTCACATTCATTATCAGCGTTTTGCAATAAATTATCTATTGCTCTTACTACATCGTTTGGCTCTTTGCCAAACTTTTCAGCAACCAAAATACTATTGGTTAACACTTGGTCATTTTGACCTTTAAAAACTAATTCATTTGCCATTTTTGTAACGTTTTATGGCATTGCAGAAAGAAGACGGTCTGCAATTAACCCGCCGTTACACATACCTAAGAGGCAGTTGGGAGGCTATTAACTCTCCACACGGGTTTGCAGACCGCTATAATATACAGCGTTAGCTTACAAACATAAAAAATGCCTGCTAATAGCAGACAACCGTCCGCCTCTTAATATGTGTAACGCTGCAAATATACCTCTAATTTCTATAACGCCAAATAAAAAACTTAATATTTTACTTTTCTACCCCATATCATCGCGTTATACAGCGAAGTAGCATACATCTTAACCTCTTCCTTGCTTTCAAGGAAATCAACCTTAGAGGCTGCTATCATAGCCTCTGTATAAATCTCTTTGTTTAAAATATTATTCTCTTTCATATTATCTGCATTTAACTTTTGTAAGTCCATACTTAGCCAATCTTAGATATATCGTCCTTACACTTACATCCAACATTTCAGCCATTCTGCGGGGCGGTATCTTTTCTTCCTTGTATAACTTGGTAATGTTTTCTTCCGAAAGCGGGTCAACGAAAGGTTTCTTCGGCTCTGCTATCCCCATCCGTTTACGTGCCTTCGCTGCATATGCTTCATTTTGTTTGTCTTTTGTGACATAAATAACAGTGGTCTTGTTAAGGCGTAGAGGAAACAGCCTTCTTTCCATTTCCTTGTGTTGTTCGGCAAGGCTTTCTACATCCCCGTTGACCGTAGTGTCAATCTTCTTGTATTTGTCCGGGATACGGGAATGTCTGTCTCTGATTATTCTGTCTGCTTTTCTCATGACTTCTTTTGAACGGTCGTTTGACAACTCATTTAGTTTTTCAAAATTAAACCCCATACATAGTTTCTTTTGCGTAGCGTTTCAATTCGCCAATAGAAAATAATCTCTCTTTCTCGTAAATCCCGGCTGCACTATGTTCAAGACTACATCCATTGGAATAATGCCACCCTTCGAGGAATATTACAGCATCACATTGGAGCAGGGCAGTAATATCCCTGCCTATATGCTCTTCGTAACTCGCGTTCGGATTTGAAGATACCTCTAAGGGAGATACAGCTTCAAAACCAAGTTGTTCTATCAACTCGGAAGCAGATTTGCATCTTTTCTCAACATCTTTTATGTCATACCCAGTGATAGGCAGACTGATATATACTTTCTTTTTACTCATAACATTATTTACTCTTCAATTTATCAAGGAACTCACTATCTCTCGAATAATCCGCACCGATAGCCTTTTTACTTTCAACAATCTGTTCCAAAAGGGTTATAGCTTCCTTTTTCACTTCTTCTACTTCATTATAACCGCAGACTTTATCAACCAACTGCTCTATAGTCGATTTAGGCTTGGAAAGAGCCTCATTCAACTTTTCCAATCGCCAGTAGCAGTAATCAATTGTGGCGATGTGTTCCAGTTCATTCATAGGTATTTCTTTTCAACAACTCAATGTTTCTTTATGTAATCGACTAATTGAGAACCTAAGTCATGGAATTGAGAAAGCCCACTAAACATAAGACTGGCACTCATACCGCTGTGACCTTGGTCGATGAACATTTGCAAGCAGTTCTTGAAACGTTCTTCTTGAGGCTTATCTGTATTGAGTTCGGATATAAGTTTCAACAAGCAATCGAGTTCAAACCCTTTATAGAGGTCGTTCAATCGTATAGGAACAATCTTATCCCAATATTCAAGATGTTTATTTGGAATAATACCACGTGCTCTTTGCCGGTATTCTATTGTCAGTTGCGGGATTTTGGCGTGGAACTCAGCTTCCCTTCGTAGATATTCGTTATGTTCATCCTGAAAATCCTTGTCGAACTCTGCCTTTGTCTTTCTCGTGACCTTCAAATACATTTCATCAAGTGCTTCACTTGAATACAGTTCTTTGTCATTGAATTTACAAAAACAATCTTCACCAGTTTCCTGCTTGAATTTCTTCAACTGTTCGTATGCGTAGTCAATGTCTACGCCCGGATACATTTCTATTTCTTTCATAATCAATACTTTTTTTCCATGTTTGTTTTCTCTCA